ATATTTTGACGGTCAAGAGGGTCCTATCTCTGAATGTGGACAGGTTAATCCAGATGGAACTGCTAATACTAATAAGTACATATACTTAGACAGGTCTGCAATTCAAGTAGAGGTATATATATGTACTGGAGTGTCAGGAATTGTTACCGAAAATCAATCTCACCTAGCTGGAGATGAAAGAATAGAGGGTTTAAGGGCTTATGTCCAAAGGCAGGGAGATGAGAATTGGTATAGATTGTTTAACACTAGTTTAGAAAGTGGGCATAAAACAACTAATTGGATGCACTCTTATAGCGGAGATAATGATAAACTTAAATGTAAAGTAGGTAGTGGGTCTAGTATAGTCGGGCATACGTGGGGAAGTGCCGCAGGAGGAACCGAACATACCATTGTTTTTCGGATAAATAAAGGTGCTAACTATGCGACTTTCAATGGAAAAACATTCACGCTTCAGGTTACTGGGTTTTTTATGACTCCCGTATCTAGCACGTTTACGGGGAATGCTTTAGTTACGCAAGATATAACTATGACTGTTACAAACCCTATGAATACAACAACTAGCGATATTGACTACACATTTACTGCTATATTATTAAATGAAACCAATTTCCCAATTATGGTGAAAAAGGTGGACAAAGCGATTACTGCTAGCACGATACAACCTACTGAGACAGATAACGATATATTAGATGATATATACGAATCTGTGGCTGACGAGGATTGGGTGGACTAATGGCTTATCCACAATTATCATTTGCAAATATTTATAAATCCAGAAATGGCTTTAGACCAAAAGCGCAATGTACGCAATTTAGTATTCCCCACGGACCAAATGATGTAATCTTTTGGCTATCTATTGGATTAGTCAGCGATGACAATTATATGGATGATGGGAATGGAGACCGAGGAACTTTGTATCCTACGGCTGGTGCATCTCATACAAGCGGAAATTGGAGAGATATGAATGTTGCGACAACCAATAGCTACACAAATAACTTACCAAGAATAGCGGTTGGACAATCTGGGTTTGCTACTGGATTGGTTGCAAATACACTATACGAAATAAGGCTTTGGTTGAAAGTTACTAATGACGAAATATCTACATATTATAGATGTAATCAACAGGTAAGGACTTCAAATTCTCAAACTATATCTTTCGGGAATGCCTCCAGCACTTTTTCTGCTAGTCTGATGGGTACATCTATGTCTATGGATACAAATGGTAATAGTGTTTCATTGGCGATGCAACACAAGCCACTTAATACTGACAGCTTTGATTCTACCTCTACAACAGTTAATCTTAGTGGTACTGGGTCTTTTGTTAGTATAGGGAATTATCAGTTTACATCAGCTTTCAACGGCTCACCACTTCAAAATAGACATTATTGGAGATATAAAGCTATAAACCTCGTTACAAATGGTTCGTTCCCTTCTGGATACGAACTTGCTTTTTCAGGTAGGACTTCTCCAGTTTACTTAGAAGAAGCATTTAGTATTAATTCAAATGCGTTTCAAATTAAGGCAAAGACCACCCCACTAGAGATGGCTGACGGGACATTGATAGTGGAGATTAGTTCGTCTGCTAATATGTCTAGTCCTAGCACAATAGGGACTGAGATAATAACGGCTGTAGAGGGTCTATCTGGACTTGAGCAATCAGTTACTGCACTTGCAATATCATTAACCCAAGATACTACTTATTACGTTAGGGCAACAGTTTCACAAACTGGTATATCGGGTGCTTTTACTGACCCTAAAACATCAGCTATAAAGCCAGTTAAAACTGGGATTCTTAGAAATGCAGTAAAGACTCCCGGCGAATACGGGGTTGGATACTTTTTTAAAGGCAATTTCTCTGCATATAGAAAATTAAGACAGCAAGATAAGCCAGAATTTAGTCCAAGCTGGAAATGCTCATCTATCATTAATGGAGTTGCTTATCTCGGTAATGTTAAATACAAAGATAAGTTTGAAGCGGTTCATATAAAACCAGACAGGATATTAAAGAGTCTGCCTAACTCTGTAGATACGTTTACTAAATATAACTATATAGACGTTGCAACAGAAGATGGTGATGATATAACTGCGCTAGCATCTATTGGTGAAAGATTAGTGGAGTTTAAAAAGAACTCTATGTACGTTATTAATGTAGGGGGTGATTTTGATTTTTTAGAATCATCGTATAAGGGAATAGGTATTACTGGAGCATATGCTATTTCTGAATTTCCTCAAGGGATAGTTTTTGTAAATACGCAAGGAGCCTATGTATTCAATGGGCAAGATATAGTAAATCTTTTAGAGAGAGAAGGAAAGCATATTATATCAAAAGATAGTTGGTCGTCTTTTGCTACTCCATATGCTTCGGTTGGGTATATACAGGAAAAGAATATGTTTATTTTTATAGACGACTGTTCATCAACTTCTAGTGGGAATGCTTATTTATTCGATTTAGACTCTGGTGGTTGGATATATTACAAGGGCGGTCTACCTTCTGGTCAAAAAACAAACATTATATATGATAATAGTGGTCGTATGTTATTTGCAAATTCTAGTTCTGGTATATATTATTATCCGCAAATCAAAAATGGCGGTAATGACGAGTTTGTATGGCAATCTGGTCAACTAGATTTTGGCGACCCTACTTCAATGAAGAAAATTTATGAAATAACAGTATCATATGAAAACTACGGTATGCAATCACAGCCATTGTTATACTGGTCTTCAGATGGAGGTAGAACTTGGAATAATCCTCACGATGGCAGTTTTTATAATCATCCAAAAAACTCAGGATGGCATAATGCTTCATTTAGATTAACTAGCACTTCTGTTGTGGAATATAGATACCCTACGGTACAATCTTTAATGATTAAGCTAGAAACATACCAAATAGCAGAGGGATTTACTAACTTCAAGCTTAATGAGATAAATATTGAATACAGAACTCTTAGTAAAAGATTGTCTGCGTCTAGTCTTAATACGACTACTGATACAACTGGTATAACTGAAGAACATTCCGTTGGGGCTGGTCAAAAGCTTGCAGATGGAAGTGGGGGGTTTGCACAATAATGATAAACTTTGGTAAATTGATTGGGAAAGTATCTGGCTTAAAGGGAATGATGACACCAGCAGCAGCAACAGTAGGTGCGCTTAAGAGGATAGTTTCTAAACAGAGTAGACCTTTTAGAGTCCGAATTGAAAAAGGTTTACCTAATAGTAAGAAAATGAAGGAAGGTCAGCTTAAATTATGTATCATAAAAGACACACTTTATTTAGTTGTTAAGCACAAAAACAAGTTATTTAATACTGCATTAAAAGATGAGAAATTGTAATGGCAAAAAGACTTCACGCAGACCCAAGTAGGGCATTAGCTAAATTTAGACGGGATGTTGCTGGTCAACCAGCACCTACATCGTCAGAGTGGGAAGTCGGTCACATACAAGCTAAGCACGACCAGAGATGGAAAAATCTTAAAGATTTTACTACCCTTGCTAAAAAAGCTGAGCTGTCGACACAAAAATTCAATGAGAGTGGTGAGGTTATAGAGGGAGGAGTAACTTCTAAGGCTTGGGAAGGGATTAAGGGTACTGCGGGAAAATTTAAAGACTCACTTACTGACGATAAAGGAGTATTTCAAGGCGGAAAGCAAGGTCGAGTCTTGGGAAAATATAGAGATGAACAGGAAGGAAGCAAAAAAAATAAACCACCTTCTTCTGACCCAGAATCTATGGATATGAGTGCTGAAATGCAAGAAGGTGTAGAGGCTGGTACAGAGAGAGATGAGCCAAAACAACCAAATGTAAATGAGAAGTTGCAAAAGGTTAAAGCAATGGGGGGAACAGCTTTAAAAGCCTTGGCTTATGGTGCTGCAATGACTAATCCAGTAACAGGAACTCTGGCAACTGCATATGGACTAAATCAATTACAACAGAAAAAACACGATGAAGAATATTACGGAGCAGGCGGTCAATCGAAAGAAGGCGCAGACAAAGAACAGTTGACAGAGAAAGAAGCTTTAAAAGAGTACCAAACATCAAAGAATGAAGAGAGGGGTTGGGATGAAACAGAAGCAAAGAATCAAGAGAGATACAAAACAGATTCGTCCTATGGTCCGAATGTAGAAAGACAAGACCCAGATACTCAACCGGGAACTTGGGATAGGGAAAAAGCTGGCGTATTTAAGAAATCTGAGGACTATAAAGAAGATATGTACCACGCTAGCAAAGACCCTAAGTTTGTGGCATTAATGGAAGAAAAGCTAGGTCCAAAAGGATTTAAAAGGTATAAGAGGAGACAAGCTAGAAATCGTGGCGAAGAAACTACTTTTGGCGGTAAAATAGCAGAAAAAGCAAAGGGATACGCAGAAAAAATTGGTGAAGTAAAAAAGAATATAGAAGCTTCTGGACTAAAACATAGCAAAGGTCTTCAAAAGGCTATGCTACAAAAACAACACGACAAAGCTATAGAGAAAATGACACCAGAAATAACCAAAATGGGTCAATCAGTTATACACGAATTAAACTCTAAATATATGGCTCAAAACCCTGATGTTGCTGTTGATTGGGAAGGTTTGATGAATAAAAACAAAGAACTTGCATCAGAATTAACGGGATATATGTATGGATTAGGAATCTCTGACCCAGCAGAACAGAATGAATTTGTTAGATTATCCTATGCTATAACCCTAGGTCAGCAAGGTGAAGAGGGTGGTATGGGTAAGCCAGATTGGAAGTTATTAGGAGGTGACGAGGCTAGGAGATATGGACAAACAGGAAAAGCTGAGGGGGATATTCAATCTCTAAATCCAAAGCAAGACATAGGTGGTAAAAAACCGAGAAAATGGGACGATATGAAAACTAGTATTAAAGATACAGAAGACCAAATGGACTATATTACTAACAGACTTAGGGGTAAACATCCCGCACATAAATAAACTGGTAAGAAATTATGGCTAAAAATAAAAAAGAATTATCTGGTATAGCACTTAAGCTGAAGCTTCAGAAAAAAGCTATCAAGTATTTACAAGAAAAGTATGATAAAAGGAAGGCATTGGCTAATTCTGACCTATGGAGTCCAGAAGAGCAAATATACAATGAATTAAAACATTTTGATGGCAAAGATATTATGCCAAATAGAGATGTCCCAAGTCCAGAGGAGGGAATCTTAAATGAAATTAAAGAACAAGGGATAACAAGCCAAGACCCATCATTGCAGAAGCATTATATGGGACCCATAGATGATATAGCACAATACTCCGCTAGGAATAATCCAAAGACTGAAAAAGCAATACTGAGGCAATCAGAAGAAGCTAGGAACTTGGCAATAAAAGCTTTTGGTAGTCCAGATAACACAATTTGGGAGTTTCAAGATGGTGAGGTAGGAGAAATGACACAACAAGAGAAGGGCTACCTCGAAGAATCTAAAGATGATAAGGAAAGAAAGAAAAGAGAGAATGTTGTGAGAAGTATAGGTTCAGGAGAGAAAAATCCCAAAACGGGAAGAAAAAAATATATTATTCCACTTGCTGTAGCTGCTGGTGCTATGATTATAGGGGGTGCAGCAAAAATGATAGGCGGTCACTCCAAGAGAAAAGCACAAAGGTCTGCTATGCGAGCTGAGCAGAAAGAAATGCAGGAAAATATTGACCAGACTAAGACAGATTTTACAGGCGCAAAAAAGATGGCTGGACAAGAGTTCCAAGCACAACAAACAATGGACAGTATAACTCAAAGAGGCACATTTGATGCTTTTGTTGCGGATGCAGCAAAAAGCGTTGTTCCAGAGGGTGACTATGTAAAAAAACAAAAAGGACTACAAACTGGAGTAGGCGCAGAAGCGAATGCTGTAGTAGACGAATCTATGTCGTCTACTGCAAATACACAAAGCGAGATACAGATTGCGACTGCTAATCAGCAGACGGCAAATAATTCCAGAGCAATGGATGAGATGCAAACAAGTTCAGATAGAATTTTAGAAAGTTTAAAAAGAGGTAAAAACCAGATTGGAAAACAAATAGCGGGTACAAAAGGAATGCTAAATGTATTTACTGATGCCCTAGGCGGTGCTAGTCAAGGATTGAGTACGGCAGCTAGTCTTTATGGTGGCGGTATAAAAGGGGTAGGTTCATAATGGGACAAAGATACGGTATAGATGATTCAATATTCGATGTTAGCGAAGTTGATAAGCATTTACAGAGAAATAAATTCACAAAACCCCCAAGTGAAGGTATACAACATCAGCAAATAATACCCGGTACACAAGCCCATAAAGATTTCGCAAAAAATTATCCAGAGGCAAATTTAACAAATCAGCTTGTTGAGTATAGTGACAATGGTAATTGGACCGTAACCAATCTAGATACAAAAACAAAATTTGAATACCTAGATAGAAATAGTGAAGACTCCAAAGATTTTGCAATAAAATCTGGTATAAGTCCAGATGGCACAATCCCATCCAATATGATACTAAAAAGGTCGTCTGATGGGACAGTTACTACGCAGACGTATAAGGCAGATGTAGATAAAAAACATAAGTATTACGGAAAGGACACTAAAGACTCAAAAGCTATCGAAATGAGAAAGAAATTAGGAGCTGGAGATGATGATGTTCTTGAGTATAAGGCAGACACTAACAAGTGGACAATAAAAAAACAGCAATCCGCAATAGACGCAAAGGCTTTAAAAGCGTCTACTAAACCACCAATAGAAAAATTTCGACAAGACAAATACGGGGTAGTTAGTGCTGAATACAATGAGAA